ATAAACCTTTCCATCATTTTTGTTGATTGGTCGTAAGCTTCAAGAGGATTTTTATATGTCTTTTCGCCCGAGGTTTTTACCGCTGTAGGCCTAGCGCCGGGTACGCCTGGCAGGCCTATAGGCGTAAAAGTGTCAGCAGCGACTGTAAACGCGCCTTCAGGTGCAACAAACGTTCCGTCTTCTATTTGTTGTCTTATGTTTTGAACTAAATCAGTAGCAGAGTCTCTAGCTAACTCAGAAGCGTTCATGTAGTCAACTGTAAACGGACTATCTGGAGCGTTTTTAGCAACGGCGTTTGCAAAACTTAACGTAGTATTAACTAGATCTTTTGGGCTAGTGTCAGCGTCAGGAGCTTTTGCGGCTTTATACTCTTTGGCTAGTTCTGATATAGAGCGATTAAACGGGCCTGTCTCATCACCTGCGAACTGAACTGATTCATTTATGGCTATCTCATCTTCTTTAGTGTCTAATGCTTCGTTTACTAGCTCTCTTAACCTTTTTTCTTGAGTTGGATCACCGTACGCTAACCTAGCTGCAGTCTCTATTTCCCGAGCAAACTCATTGTTGCCCGCTTCCATCATGGACGTAATTATGTTATCGACGTTGTCGTACAGTTCTTGGGTGGAGAGCATCCTCTCAGAAGCTTGTTGGCCTTGAGCTGCAATGGCAGGATTGGGGTTGTTTGCCATATTTACTGCCCGCGTATACAAATCGCCAGATAAACCTGTATATGGAAATACGCGTGTTGCCAGTATTGAATTTGAATGAATAAGCAGGTCTTCAAGAGGCATGCTAGTAATGTCTTCTTGAGCACTACTGCCGCCTTGATCAGTAAGGTATATCTTTTCACCAGCTTCATTTTGGCCAGTTACTGTGTACTCCGTGCCTATAGTAACGCCGGCTTGTTTTTGAAATGATGCGAGTGCTTTATCTGTTTCTGGTTGTCCATATAACCCCGAGAATACTTCTTCGCCATTAGCATCCCTTACTACTACTACCTTGTCCATATCGGTCCAACGGTTTTCTTTGGACACTGAAGCCATTTGGTTTAGGGATAATAACATACTAGCTTTCGCAAGATGTTTTTGTTGCTGGCCTGCTATATTGTCAGGTTCTATTATTGCGTTAAGAGTAGTAATTATTCCTTCATTATTAAAAATTGCTTCGCCATTACCGCCTGTAAAGTTTGGGTTCAGAAACCCGAACTTCTGAAATTGACTCATTATGCCATTTGCTACGTTTATTTCTTCTTGACGTACCGCTTCATTAAGTATTAACTGGTTTTTATCAGTAACTAGTGATTCTGATTTTAGTTGTTGATCTGCAACTTTGCCTTGGCGTCCGTACAAATCGATTTGCGCATTTGATTCTTTAATTCGTTGAGCATCTAACGCCCGTGCTGATTTATTATTTTCTAAAACGTCATTTAGCGAAATCGCAGCTCGGCGGTCTGCTCTAAGGTCGAGCTCATAGGCACGGTCAGCTTGTTGTCTAGCTAACTGAACTTTAGATTCAGCTGTGAAGGCGTCAGCGAAACCTGACGCTATGCCAGCGAGACTTCCGGGTCTGTATGTATTTGTATAATAGCTACTCATTACTTACCTCAATTATAAGAACGCTAACAGCGCTAGTCCGCCACCGACCGCTGCGCCTGTCGCTGCGCCAGCTACCGCTCCAACAGCTACACCAGTTGCGATACCGCCGACTATGCCTTGCGTGCGTTGTGCTTTGCGCATTTCTGATGCGGCTTTATCGGCTTTAATTCGTTCAGCTTCGTTTTTAGCAGAAGTGGACAAGCCTTCCATAGACCCTTGATAAACTTTTTGACCTATGTCTAATAAACTAGCTCGTTTTTGTTTGTTAAGATCATATTGCGACATTGCGGCGTTATTCACGCTGTCTAATACGCTGAGAGTGCCTGCGCCTACATTATATCGACCCTGTTGGCGCCTTTGTGCAGCTGTAACTTCTCCGCCGAACCTTTTCATATCTCGGCCAACTATACCTTGCGCTAAGCCAAATGACCTTGCTGAAGTAGGCGCGGCTAAGTCTATTAAGCTACTGTCTTTTGCAGCGTCTTCAAGCAGACCTTTTTCAAAGGATTCAAAATTGTTTTTATAAAAATCGTAATCTTCTCTAGCAATCCGAGCGTACTTGTCAGTTGGTTTTTCTGGTTTCGCTCTAGCAGAGAAACCACGTATTAGCCTGCCAGCAAACGTATTTTCGCGCTGGATTTTGTCCGCCTTTTCTTTAGCGGCAGCGTCAGCTTGAGCAAATTGTTGGCTCATTACACCGCTTGTCATATCTGTTGTAGCCATTACTCGTAAAATCCTCTTGGTCTATTGTCTGGATCTTGCATACTATAGTCTGGTGGATTATCCGCCATAGAAATTTGGTCTTGCACGGCCTGTGTTTGAGTCGGTTTAGTAGCAAAAGCTTGTCTAGCCTTATAAGTACCATAAGAGCCGGCTAGGGACTTAGCACCATCCATAACTATAGATACCTGCTCTGCTCTTCGTTTTTGCTCTGCCATATACCCAGATAGCGCAATATTACTATCTATCTTAGCGGCGTCTCGTAAGCTAGTAATAGCCCCAGCGGCTAATTGTCTACCGGATGCTAGTGCCCTTATTTGATCTTTAGACTTTAGTTCTTTAGCGTTCTTCTCAGCATTCATTATGCCTTTTGCTAGTCCCTTACCTAAAACAGAGGCTCCACCTGCGCTTGTAGTTATTGCATATTTACCGGCGCCAGTTTGCTGAGTCTTTTGCATCATATCAGCGTTCATTCTAGAGCCAAATATGCCTGAAAAGTTTACAGCCTGAGCGTCTGCTTTTTGTTGGAGTATAACAGGGCGCACGTATTTTTTTACAAATGCGTGTTCTTTTGCGGCTATTTCTGCGCTGGCTATTTCATTAGCAGTGGGGCCAGGAGCTTTAGATTTTTTCTTACCCATTTACTACCTTCTTAACTACAATTGTGTCAATAAACCAACCGTGGTTCTCTGCATATTTAGCTACTTCAGGAACGGTCGTTTCGAACATTAGTTTATCGCAACCTATTTCCCTAGCTAGATCCTCCATTAAAGGAACATAGTCATCACTTAATCTATGGCCATGCCTATTTTTGTTCCACGTATACCATAGTACTAACTCTTTGCCTTTGTACGGCTGTTCTATCGTACTGAGTATAGCAAAAAATTCTCTATTCTCGTCTATATATAAATGACCAGATCCATTAACGCACGCTGCGTATACATCCTCTGGTATCTGTAACGGATCAGGATCAGCGTTCTGTATGTACTCTAATCCGGGTCTGACCCAAGACCATTCTTTCTTAATATCAGAAGGAATTAGTTTTGTGGAGCCTTCTCCCAGAATATTTTCTTGTGCTTCTGATGCTTGTGAGTCCGCCATAATTTACCTTCCTAGCTATGCCTGTGTCACCTTGTCTTGCGCGACGTTCTGCTTCAATGATTTGAGCTTCAAACAAACTTCCGTATGTGCCTGCACCTGTAAAATCTGTAAAGTCTTGCCCTGGAGTTCGTAGCAACCTGAACAAAGCTCCGTTAACTATAGCATCTCTGTAGTCATCTAATATCTCATTGTCACAGCTTGTAGATGAGTGTGTGGGTCTGAGAGCAACTCTAATTCTGATTGCATTCGCTTCTGTTGCTGACGGAACCGGCACTACCCAAAATAAACTTTGGCTTTGCTTAACAAAAAATTCCGGCATGCCCGTATCAGTGGTTGCGTTGTCTCTCCACTTAGGTTTACGTTGTTCTAACAAAATAGGTGATATAGGCTCTAAGTCTCTGCCGTCATGCGTAGCCCATATAATCTTGTGGACCACCGTGCCTGCTGGTGTATCAAAGTCGTATTCGTACACATCTTCTATTGCAGTTATAGGGTCTAAATCTTTTTGGTACGCATTTGTGCGTTCACAAAATTCGACTGTGGCAGCTCGGATCTTGTTCTCTATAAGAGCATCAGGAGCCTCTGGCACCATCGGTATTATCTCAGGTAAGAGAGCCTCATATAAAGTAGTAGCCATTATTGACCTGCCTGTATTCTAGCTTGATCTGCAGAGTTTGTATAAACAACTGTGCTATTAGGAGAAGTTCTGTTATCAAGTGAACTTTTAATACCTAACGTGTTATTAAATGCTATTAAATGCGCCTGTGATCTTTGAGCGTTAGCGGCGAACTCTGCGTCTTTGCTAAGTGCCCTATAGCAGACGTAGTCCACCATAGTATTAGCGTATGTATCGGGTATGTTAATAGTGTCTGTTTTAGCACTTAAAGCAGCCGGCACTGCGCTATATATTAGTTCTACATAAACAGATTGGCCGGATGCTACTCCGGGATACACATAAAAAGTAGTTGGGTCAATCTCATCAAACACGTAGTGCTTAATGTTTCCACCTGTTGATACAAATGTGGAGGAGCCAGTAGCGGCGCTAGGATCGTGCCAATTTGGGTCTTGAGAATCTAATATCTCTCTACTTACTAATCTTATAGCTCGGCCCGCGCCATTGCTGTTGTTGTCAGCAAAATCGCTGCTACCACCGACCGAGTGTATATTTCTTACTACGCGCAGTATTCTATTGGCGTTAGGCGTGCCACCACCAGAAGTAATCTCTATGCCTGACATTGTCTGCTTAGTGGTGTTAGCCCTAAGTTTAGCAATGTCATTAACTGACGAAGCGTCTGGTTTTAAAAAAGCTATTTCTCGTTGGGCATCGTTTACCCAAAGTAGTAACTCTGAATCTGGCCACCTGACGGCACCACCGTCTTGCAAAATAACGCGTGCTCGGTCAATTATATTTGTGCCTGTGGTAGTGGCCATTTAGATCCCTATCATTGTTGTTGCAGCGGCTCGTGCCATATCCATCCTAGCGTCGTTTACTTTTTCTTCGATGTCATCATTCATAGTTGCTGCTGACGTATACTGATTTTGGTCAGTTGTACTTGGGGCAGCGTTACCTGACATACCTACTTGAGTTTGGTTTGTTAAGTTGCGTCGGTCTAACCCAAAACTATTCATTGGTGTTTCAGACGCGTTGCCAGTATCACCTATAGATGATGCTCCTGGTTCGAACCCTAGATTACGTCTAGTCCGCCTTACATTACGGTTGTTCGGGTTCATGTCAGACATGAGATTGCGTTTTAAAACTGGTGAGTTGCCCATGACAGAAAAATCATACTTGCGAGCGCCACCTGATTTTTCAAAAACTCTACCGCGTTTCTTTTTGCCGCCGCCTCTGTTGCCAAACTCTTTTACTTTACCGGCGTCTTTAATGTCGCCAGTTTTAGCAGTGGTAGATCGAGATCCAAACTCGGAATCTAAATTAGCTTTAGTGGTTTCAGCGGATTTTAAATTAGCGGCTGTTTTTTCTTGGCGTTGGCGTTCAACTGCAGCTGCGCGTTCTCTAGCCTTACGTCTTTTTGAAGCTTTCTTCTTACCCATATTTTTACCTATTTAGCGCGGTCTGCCATGCAGTCTCGCGTTCTTCGGTTGTAACTGCTTTACCAGCCAGTTTGTTTATGACAGCGGATTTGGGAGTGCCGTCCTTTTT